TTACAACAGGCTCACGCAAACGAATCAATACATCGTTAACAAGTTCAAGTAATGTCATTGGGCTGCCTCATTTCGCTTTTGCCTTGTTCCTTGCGGATATAGCTTTAGCTTTTGCCTTTGCGTCAGCCTTGGAGTTTGCACCCCATGCCTTTAGCGAAAGAAGCAGTCTCGTTGGTTCACCATTCTTGAACTCAGGGCCATCATTGCCACCCATACGAGCCAAGAAACTTGCTCTGCGGGGGTTATCCCCCGACTTTACTGGTGCTTTGAGATTGCCACCAGTTGCCGCATTATAAGATGATCTGCCCTTGGCATTCAAGCCGCCTTTTGGATTTTGACCAGCTTTTGTTTGCCAAACAGGAGATTTCATCTACTTCACCTTTTTAACCTTCTTTGCAGTCTTTGCAGCTTGTTTAAAGTCAGCAGCAGTAGGCGCACCCTTGGCCCCTACCTTCCGCATCTTCTCACCAGAACCAGCCTTGATACGGGCTTGTTTGGCATTGATGTTGGCATAAAGTCCAGGCTTCATTTCTTGGCCTTCTTCTTAGGCTTTGCCATGCCAGCTTCAGACAATGCAATGGCAATTGCTTGCTTGCGGGAAGTCACTTCTGGCCCCTTTTTGGAACCAGAATGCAAAGTTCCCTCTTTGTACTCACGCATGACTTTCCCAACCTTTTTAGCAGCTTTGGTCATTTTCATGGCGTTTCCTTAGTACATAATCTTGGCGGTGATGGTTCCAGTGACATAAACAGTGCAATTTGCTCTCAAATACTTGGGAGCATTGGCGACAGTAATGATGCCATTTGCAGTCAATGCAGTACCAATTGTTGACCAATTCGTGCCATCCAAGCTACCTTGCAAGGCTACAGTTGCACTGGTGATACCAGAAACTTGTAGGAATGCAGGTTGACCAGGATCTACTTGAACTGCTGTAGATGCGCCAGTTGCAACAACTGCGTTTAAAAGGGTGATAGGGGCGGTTAAGGATGCCATTATTTTGCCTTTTTAGCTTTGTTCATCATGTTGGTGGCAGTGCGCTGACCCCTTTTAGGAAGCATCTTTGGTTTCCCAATTGCTACCATGACAGTGACAGGAACACTTTTCTTCTTTGAAGAAGACTTTGACTCTTTCATTGGCTTACCATACATCATGATTTTTCCTTGGTTATTGGCCCACCAGACTTCCAGGCATCACAGGTGCGGGCCGCTGCACAGGTGAATTGAAACAGATCACAGTATCCCAGGTTAGCCGCCTTGACAAAGTTCTCGTCATAGGACAACTCACCCTCGTTTTCATCCTTTTCCAAACCAGATGTGATGCACTCCATCATCTTAGGAGTCTGAATGAAAGCGGCACAATTCCCACACAACATACCCTTGATGGCAGAGGTAGGAGCGTGATACATCTTGGCCTTTTTCAGCCAGAAAGCATCATTTGCTTCATCAGGATTGGGTGGGCCATAACCAAACTCTTTGAATGCGTTATTCCTGTTTTTCAGGTTAACAGTTATATCCTGAGTGGCGATAGGGCACGATACCCCTGAGAGCAAGCCTTTCATTTGAACAGCCTCTCACCAACATAGGTAAGTATGCCGCCAACAGTGGATGCAATGGTCATTCCCATCCAGAATCCACCCTTACTCTTGTTCGCCAACTCAAGCAAAGCCTTCACATCTTTACTCAAAGAATGAACTTCATTCTGGAGAGCCTCAACTTGAGCCTCCAGTTTCCCAAAATCTCTAGCGTCAATATCAGACATTTGCAACTTTCCTTGGGCGACCCATGCGCCGTACAACTGGCGGCATGAAGGGAGTATCTTTCCTCACTTCATCAGGAATGTCAGACACTTCTTGTTCATCAATACGAACATAACCCTGATGACCCTTCATTGAGTCAATGTCATGTTGCAAGGTAAAACTCACTGTGTTACCAGACTGAAGACAACGAAAAGTAGCCATTGAAACCCTTAAATAAGAAAGGGGGGACTTGCCCCCCAATCCTCACACCATACGAACAATAACTATGTCCATAGTGGCTGATGCCAAGTCCGCAGTTGAACCTGATTCGTTTTGGATGCGAAACTTGACGGTGTTGGCAGCACTGACATAGCCAGTGACAGTCAAACCAACCAAATCCACAGCCAAAGATGCACAAAGAACCATGTCACCCAAGGCGACACCAGGAACTGTTACATCATCTGTTTCACCAGCACCATCAACTAATGAGCCAGCATTCAAAGTACAAACAACTGACCAAGTATCAGAGAACAAACCCCGAAAACTGTCGTTGCCACGGCGGGTAACTACTGCTGAAGCGGTTGCCATTTTGATTTCTCCTAATTAGGTTAAAAAAGTCCCCCCACCACTAGGGCAGGGGGCGCAACTGCAATTAGGCGGGAACCAAAAGTGCAAACATAGATGCAGATTTGGCTGCACTTACGCTTGCGGCTGAACGCAGAATCTGAACGCCATACAAGGTATCAGAGGTAAACAGAGTAGCCAAATACTCTTGTTTGTACTGAACTTGTGAGCGAACAGCAACTTGCTCAACCAAAACCACTGCATCACGGTGACCCATGAGACAAACTCGCGCATTGTTAGATCCTGATGCAGTGTCGCAATTGCTTGAGACAAACACAGGGATGCCGTACAAGTTACCGATCTCACCAGTGCGAATGGTACTGTTAGTACCGCCCACAAAGGCTTGCTCAGTGTAACGAGCCAAACCCATCAGGGTGTTGCGACTTGATGGAGGAATCAAGAAGAAACGCTGATCCATAGGGGTATCGGTGTCATCCAAACGCTGAATAGTGCGGCGAATGGCGGCATCGGTCAGTGCTGACTCATTGTTGTTTGCGGCAACATAAGCAGTCGTACCATCGCCACCAATGAACGCACCAGTTGCGTAAGCATTAGTACCTGCACCACCATTGGTAGAACGACCCAACTGAACCAAGTCGGTATCAACTTGTTTAGCCAAGGCATAACCAGCATCAGAGGTGTAGAAGTTACGCAAGCTGTTCAGGGCTTGGGCCTCGACAATATCCTCAATCAAGCGGCTATATTCATAGTGCTTGTTGATCGACACGGTTACTTCAGACTCAGTAGCGGCAATCAAAGTGACTGCGGCTTCTGCGGCCTTGGCAGATGCTGAACCACGGGTAGGTGCGGGGATATGAATCGTATCGCCCTTCTTACCTTTGAAGTTCATCTTCATAACGAGGTTAGCAAGAACCAAGTTTTTCTTGTAAGCCGCAACAATCTCATCACTCCAAATGTCTGGAATGAATTTGTCTGCTGTGGTCGTAGTAACTGAGTTACTGGGGGAAAATGCTGTTGCCATGTTGTTTCTCCTAAGAAACGAAAGTTAAGTTACTTAACCCGTCCATCTGCGTATGCTTGCATGATTTCACCACTCAAAGCATCGTATCTGTCAGGTTCTGTCATCTTCAGCCGAATCAGGTCAGCCCTACGATAAACCCTCTTTGAACTCTCACCAGTTCCACCAACATCCACTTGTGCGGCCTTCATGCTCTGCTTCCTGGCGGTTTCACCCGCTTGTTCAGTCTGCTTTGACTTGACACCACGCAACTGCTTGTAAGTAGACAGCAACTCATTAGCACTATCGTAATCGAACTCACCATCTGCTTTTGCATACAGACCAAGGCGAACAGGCGAGGATTTCACCCAATTCACAAAGTCCTGGTCTTGAGCAATCTGAGTGTAGTCAGGATGCTCTTGCCCTAGCTTTTGCTGAATCTGCATCCTTTTGAAATCTACACCCGCTTGACGGGCTGCGAGAACATCAGGATGATTATCAATAGTCTTCTGAACTGCCTTCTGTGGATTTTCAAAGAAATCTACCTCTGGCTCTTCCTCTTTAATAGTCTGTTGCTTTGAACTGAGGTTCTGCTTTATGAGTTCATCAGCAAGTTTCCTTACCTCTCCCACTTCTTGCGCTTGCTTGCCAATTAGCTTCTCAGCTTCTTGGTGCATCCGAACAATGTCTTCCAGACTTTTATCCCTGTACTTGTCAGGGAGTCCAGGACTTGCTGGCGCAATGGTGTTAGACAGCTTGGATTCTTCAGCTTCTAACTCACTCTTCATCTCAGGTTCTTGGTCAATCAACATATTATCCCTTTTTCCTGCCGTTTCGGTTATAGGAGAATCAACTCGGCGTTTATGCTTGTGAGTTGTGCTTTTGCTCCCACTTCAACTGATCTAGGTGTTTTTTCTCGAACCTTCCATGCTCTGATGGGAAAGAACCAGACCACCCTTCTAGTTTGAAGTTTGGAGCAGAAAGAATGCGGTTGGCTGTTTCACCACATTCACACCTAAAACTGATCGACTCATAATCAGTCAGTCTTTCGGTTTTATGCCCGTTTGCACAGGCAAAATCAAACATTCTTTTCATTGAGTTCCTCGTATGCTCTCTCGCTGACCTCTTTCAAGGTTTTCAGCCAAGTAAGTATAGAAAGTTCACCTTTTTTGAATTGTAGGCTTTGTTCATCAGAAATCACAGATATATTATTCAAGGATGCAATCATGGTGTCAATATCTTCCACCAAGTCTTTCCACCCATCACTTCCCATCATAGAGAAGCGACTTTCATAATATTTCTGGAGTTCTGGGGTCATGCGCTAATGCTTTCAGCTTGTGCCGCCACTTGCGCTTGATAAGCCGCAATGACTTCGGCAGTCCAAGTGAGATTGCAGATTGCCGCAACATTGGCAGGAATGCCTGTCAAGTCTTGCCCCGGCGTGAGGCTAGTCCGGTGAAAGGTCTTGGTCAGTTCGTTGCCATCTTCCATGATGCGAGTAGCTTCACGATACAGCACAGTGCCGTTTTCGGTCACAGTGATTTGATCTACTGCGGTTTCTTTAGTGATTGCCATGATGGTTTCCTTTCGTTGATTAATCCACTTGGTAGCTAAATGTGTATCTTATTGCTATACCTGCAGCACCGAAGTCACTGGCAGATGCTTGCACAGTTGCTCCACCAGATTGTGTTACAGAAGCAAAGAAGGGAGCCGTACTATTAGCGGCGAGCAGTATGTAATAAACTTTTCCTACTGCGCCAAAAGAATCTAGAGAAAGAGCGC